CCGTTGGTTAGCTAGTTAAATTGTGGTAGCACTCGCTTACATTCCTGCAAGTGCTACACCAATGCAACTATTATTTCGCTTTTTCTAAAAATCTATTAGTACATAGCCTCAAAGTTAAATCTTCTAACTTGGACTGTATTTCATTTAACTGCTCAAAAATTTCGGGATCATCTCCCATTGCTAGAGTTTTTAAGTCTGTTATGGATGCACCGCTCCAACGCTGATAATATTTTGGGAAAGTTAAATATTGTTCTTTATTGTCCCAACTTTTTACTTTGATTGTCTTAGCCATTGTCTTAATTCCTTGTTGTTAATGATTCTCATTTAGATTTGCCTTGGCTGCTTGCCTTGGCTTGGTTTCAATCGAACCATAGCTAAAAAATAATATCTACTAGCCTAAACGTAATTGCCGTGTTTAGGTATGACCGTGTCGCATTTAGATAACTTTGCTATCTAACTGCTTACTTATAGGATATTGAAAAAAAATAGATACAAACAAACACACAACTAAACACACCAAAGAACCGCCAAGCCCTCCCCATTTCATACGCATATAAAAGCACAAGCCATTTGAAGTCTCCCGTTGCCCCTTATATACGCGCAATAAAAGCCACCATGTGGCCTATTGTGTGGCCTAACCACCCCCCACCCCACCCATATGCAAATGAGAAGCATTCTCACCCTATCTACATGGGGGTAATTGGCGGCAACCGCTAACGTATTACCCTCTCAGATTTTTCTGTGAAAATAAGCCTCCTCCTTTCTACTCTTATAAGTAGGTGTAAGGAGGAGGAATTAGAGCACTATTTAACTATATACTCTTATAAGTAGGTGTAAGGAGTAGGAATTAGAGCACTACTTAACTATATACTATAGTAACCCGGGGGGACCCTCCGATAGTGCAACTTTAGAACCATATATCCTTATTACTTTTTGGACTAAGCGTATTAACACCACCCAAGAACTTCTCTAACTCAGCTTCAAGTATTGCTTGTTTGTTGTCTTCCATGATCTGGTCTGCATCAGCAGCCATCTGTTCGACCCAATACTGGACAGCCATAGCTACCACATCCAATCTATCGTCATGTGCAAGGGACCCTCGGTCCTTTGTTATGCGAGTCATTTGGTAAGTTAGCATATATCTTTGAGCTTTCTCAGGGGGATGGTGTTGTACACTCTCGTAATCGTTACGGATTACTTCAGGATCTATGATTAGCTTGTGCTGGTTCATGACAGGCTCAAGTGTATCAATGATACGAAGCTCTTTCTGCTTGCTATGCCTAACCTCTTCCATGCTTACAGGGTAAGTACGCTGTATGTATGGCTTGAATAGCTCTGAGAACATACCATCACCAAAGTTACTCTCTATCAAAACAGTATTAACCTTATGCTTTTTAGCTATATCGGCTAGTGTTTGGAGTGTCTTTTGGTCATAACCACCATCTATACCGCCTGCTTCTACAAGATAGAGATAACCAGCCAGCATTTTGACTACAGCATAGCCAGTTTCGTCAGCACCACGACCAGAAGGGTCTATTGCAAGTACAGATCCGTCATAGTCTCTGTAAGCTCCTAGAAGCTCCTCTGGTGCGTAGTAACGATCACCACTAAGGCCAACATTAGGCAGGTCTGTAAGGGGCTTCATGATGCCATACAGAGGCTTCTCAGGGCCTTTGTCAGAATCACACGACATAACCATAAGATCCCTAAGTCTGAGTGGGTATCTGTTTGCATCGGAGAGAGAAGTATCCAGCATAAACTGCAAAGCAAACCCAGAGCGTCCATAAGACAGCTCACGTTCAATCAGATCCTCTTCATCAAAGCGATCAGGGTCTGTAGGTGTACCTTGTAGGCTTTCATCATACTCAATCTTTTCGTAAAGCATGGGTGCTAGGCGTGAACCATAGCTCTTCTCTATTTTCTCTAGTGTAGGATAACGAGCAGGCCAGATTCTCATGTCATAGCCACGCTCAGTTAGCGTATTGTACAAGGACATTTCGCACTGAGGAGTACCAAGGTAGATGATACGTCCATCAGGTTTTAGTACCGCATCAAATTCCTTAACAGCCTCAGAGAGTTTCTCTCGCATCATCTGTGTCATGGAGTTGTTGGGTACTTCTATGTCATCAGCAATGATAATGTCTGCACGAGAGCCTGTAAGCTGCCCTGTGATGCCCACAGACTTAACTGAGGGCGAACCACTGGCCTTAGCTGGAGCAACGTCAAAGGCGATTTTAGACCACCTCTGGTCGCCCCTAGCTACTAGGTGTTGACATATAGGAAGCTCAAGGATGATCCTCTGTGTAAAGGTAGAGAAATCATCTGCACGAGACTTAGATGCTGAGACCACCATGAATTTCTTTTCAGGATCTAGGAGTAGTTGGTGTACTACAAACGCACAGGTAACGTATGACTTGCCGACACCACGGAACGCTTCTGTTATGGTTCGTCTTGGTCCATTTTGTAGGAAGTCAGCAATGTCATACTGTACTGGAGTTGGGTCTGGTAAGTTTAAGTGCTTCCAGACCAGATACATGAAGTTACGAAAGTCATGCAAAGGTTCAGGGATATTCATTAAATGCCTTCTTTGTAGAACATCCTTACCATTTGAGCGCAGGTGTCGGACCGAACTATGTCGTTCAGGTCAAACGTGGTGACTGAGCAGCCATCAGGCGAGTGTTTCTCTACAAGGTCTACGAACTGCATTAGTCCAGATCGTGTACGCAGGTCTGATTGCTTAGGGTCACCCATGAGGACGAGTACGCTACCCTCCCCAATACGAGTGGTGATAGCTTTAACTTCGTCTATTGTAAGCTGTTGGGCTTCATCTACGAGAACTATAGCGTCTTTAAAGCTACGTCCTCGGATAGTCTCAATGGAGACTGTCTCTATCTGTTGGTTTTTAACCAGATATTCATAGAATCCATTACCCAGACCATAACGTAATACGTCTGTCATAGGTAACATCCAAGGAATAAGCTTCTCTTCTAGCGTTCCTGGAACTGCACCTAAAGATTTACCTGTAGGTACGTTGGCTCTTGTAAGGATAATTTTGTTTATTTGCCCTTTAGACAACCACGAGGCGGCTTTCATGCAGCAGGTATAGGTTTTACCAGTACCAGCAGGGCCTAAAGCCACCACTAAGCTCTCATGATCTAGGTCATAGTAGAGTTCAGCTTGTGATTGTGTCTTGGGGTGATAAGTTACTTCAGGTCTATTCAGAATTTTATCTTCATTGTGACGCTGTTTCTTAGGACGATCCTTGCGTATTTGGCGCTTTGCCATAAATCCTCACTGAATTTTCTCAGAATATTCAAATGGAAGTTTCTCCAAAAGATTTCCCAAGGGGGATTCAGCAGTTACTACGTCAAGGGTTGCATTGTTGTCTTTAAGAAATTTTACAGCAACGGACAACTCAGATGCTGAAGCTTCGCCAGATTGCACTCGGCCTAATAGTTCCTTGGCCGTGGCATCATGAAGCAAATCTAGGAGTGTTTTTTCCATTACGTTTTACCCAGTATTGAGTTCTGTTGTGTATTTCTTGCCTTTGTAGTCGAACACTTTAGCTCCACTTTCTCTGGCAGTTTTGAATGCTGTACCAAAGTCAGATAGTGCAGCAAGTTCTTCAGGCTCTGGTGCAGGACGCTCAAGGTCACCTTGACTATCTAGTTCAGCCGCAGCATCGGAAAGTGCAGCTCTGCGTTCTGCATAGCGTACACGAGATTCTGTAGCTGTTAGCTGAGAGTCATTGATGCGGTTAGTCCAGCCATTCTTATTAGGTTCCCAGTTATTGAGACCTTTAAGATATGAAAGCTGTGAGCTAGCTATAGAGTCTATAAGTTTTTGTGGGTCTTCATCATATGCTTTTTTAACAGCAGCAGCAGTAAGTGGACCATTCAGTTTATCAACTTTAGTTCCTACAAGCTCTTGTAGTTTACCTATACTTGTTCCTTGACCAGCTACTACGCCAAACTGAAATACTTGTTGAGCTATCGGCTCTGGTAAAAGGTCAAGTAAGGGCGCTTCCCAGTAGTCTTTACGATAAATGCCAACAGCAGTTTCCTGAGTGATCTTTTCAATATCGTGGTCTTTCCCATACTGTTTTTCTGAGATACCATATTTCGTAGTACCTCCTGGATCAGCCGAAGCACTACGCTTGGCTAGGCCGCCTTCCCACTTTAGTACGAAGTCTTTTGCTGTATCAAAACTAGATTCGTGACTAGACCAATCTATTTTTCTAATCATGTTAAATCACCTTAATACTTTTTCTTTGCAGTCTTGGCTGCTCTCTTAAAATCAGCTTCAGTTGGTGCGCCCTTAGCTCCAGCTTTACGCATTGAGCCACCAGATTTCTTTATGCGTAGTCGTTTAAGGTGGATGTTTTTATATAATCCATTCTTAGGCATTTGTTTCTCCTACTTTGTTACGCCCTTAAGCTTCTCAAAAGTTCTGAGACCACCTAAGCCCAACAAAGATAAAGTTAGAGTCATAAGCTCCGCAGCTTGAATAGCTGGAAGATCGACAGGAATTGTAAGGAAAGAGTTAATCAATCCAGCGAAGGGCAGGATCAGGAATTGGTACGCAAGACCAATAGCCGATACCCACCCTATAGCTGGTCTCCAGCCAGCGACCCACACAGATCGGTGTTTAGCCTCTTCTATGTTGATCATGGCTTGGAGGATGTGAGGCTTCTGAAGCATCTCTTCCATTCGGAAACGTGCCGCAGCTTTCTCTTCATCGGACGTAAATAAATCGTCCAGTCCATTCATAACTCCCTCAGCAATCCCAGCAAAAGGATTGAGTGAAGACATAAATTTTCCTTTGGTTATTTAGGAACCTAACCACCTACCAAGTACAGACGTACCTACGCCCCCTAAACCCATACTCAAAAGCATAGCTCCAGCTAAGAAGCCTTTGCCTTTGACTAGTTGCTTTTCTAGGTCGTTGACACGAGCTGTAAGCTGGTCGGTAGTTTTTTGGTGTTC